TGGGTTTACAACATTTTGCTGTTTTATAACACTTAAACTTGCAAAATAAGGAGCATATTGTTGCTGTGTTCTATTGATTGCAACATCAGGTGGTATTTGTGTTTGTACAGATTTTTGAGCAGGGATGCCATAGTTTGCATAAAAAGGACTTTCGTTCTCACTTAATCGCAAAGTTTGTGCAAGAGTAGCTAACCAAATATAAGAAGTTTCAGTTATTTCTACCCATTTTCCTTGTTCATTAACTCCATAGCTTCGCATAATTATCCACTCCCTGTACTTGTAGTAATGGTTGCCCCACCAGTTTGAACTCCAACAACTTTGTGTGTATGAGTTTCTAAGGTTACAGTTCCAGCAGTAATATCACCAGTGCTTGTTATTGTTCCAGTTACACTAACATTTCCATTAATTGTAATTCCTGTTGAATCCATTGTAATCGTATTAGTTCCATAAACCAATTCTATTTTGTCATTGCCTATTGTTGCTACAGCAGTCGTATTCGGAGAAGTAATAACAATTGAATTTAAATCAGTAGCAGTCCAATTTAAGTTTCCTACTGGAACAAAAACTAATGCCCCTAAATTACTGGGTGGAATTAATGAGGGTAAACCAGTGCCTAATCCAGTGATGTTTCCTATTTTTGTACTTGCTGAAATACAAATTCCAGTATCACCAACTTGAACAGGTATTCTAATATATTTACTACCAATAATAGGGCAGGTTACTTGAGGAAGGGTTAGTAATCCACCAGTATCTACTTCAAAATTCACAGTGACGATTGCATTAATTGGATCAACACTTAAAACTGAACAAGGATAAACTTGACCTAATTGTTCTTGATGAGAAGATATTTTTTCATCAGTAAAATTATTTAATGAAACAGCAAAAGGGGTTTTTTGTGATGAACTCATATTAATTAATTGTAGTAGGTAAATTAGATGAAACTACACAATCAACAACTGTTACCCAGCTATTACCATCAGCTTGTCTACTACTTCCTACATTACGAACACGATTGATTTGAAAAACACCTTGAAAAGATACTGTATTCCTTGCTTGAGTTAAAGATGAAGCGGCAGTATTTACGATAGGAGATTTACTTGGAAAAATAATGTAATTACCAATTTGTAAATCACCTCTCATTGCTAATTTTGCTTGAATAGTAACTAAATCTATCCAAGTTAAATTGCCAATAATATCTTGAAAATCAACTATTACTGTTTTTTGAGTAACAAGTTCTTCTTGGGAAGTTGTGCCATCATTTAAAAAAAATCCTGAAGGAGTGGCAACAATACCAACTCCAGCATAATTAGGTAATTTTAAGATGTCTTTACTCGTTTGATTTAAATATTTACTAAAACTTTCTAAATTAGTATATTGAGCAGATTGTGTTTCAGTTGCTATAAGATTTGGACTAATACCACCATTGATAACTAACTCTAACCCAGTTTTACTTTTTGGATAAGCCTTTTGTAAAGTATTTTTTATAGCATCTTCTAAAAATGTTCCTTTTTTCCAAGTAAAATCCAAATTGACATTTGAACTTGGACTTACAACTGAATTGGTAATGACTAGATCTAAAGTAACAAGATTACCTTGCCAGTTTGCATACGATTGCAATATAGATCCATTAATAACCAATCCTTGTTGTGCTGGATTAGCGAAGGGTAAACCCTTAGACATTCCTAATTTTATCTGAATACTTGCAAATAAATTATTTGTGTAATCAGGGTTTAAATTAGCTGACTGATTTAAATCTTCAAAACTAATTCCATAAATTTTTACATACCCTAAACCCTGAGGTTGATAATTCCAAGATTGTGGAATATCAATATCTATCTTTAATGCTTGAGTATTATTCATTCCATTAGAATATAGCGTACTATAACTTAATGGTGCTCCACCTAATCCTGATTTTGGAACAATTGTAATATCGTAATATCTCATGGATTTATTTCAAAACTAGAACTGCTGACACGATAAACTAAAGTTGATGTTTTAAAATATCCAAACACTAAATTAATATCATAGTCATCAGGTGATCCGATAATAGGTCTACTGACAATCAAATTTCTTGAAGTATCGTAAATAGAAATATAGTATCTTGGTGAATAGATATTCCAAGAACATACAGCTACATAAGTAACCCCATCTAATACAGGATTAAACTGAAAATTAGAAGTAGATTGAGGAGTAAATTTAATGTAAGTTGTCATTAGAATGGATAATATTGATCAACAGTTGGAGCAGAAGTTGGTGGAACATTATTCCATCCTGTACTTCCACCTAAATTGGGAACAGTAGGAGTGCCATTTGTGATACTTTGCATAACAGTTCCTAAAGTTTGCTGTAAAAACCCACCTGTGCTAATTAAAGGTTGTACAAAATCCCATTGAAACATATATTGGACTTGTTTATCACTAATACTACTTACATCTTTAATACTGGTTAAAAGACAGTTTGTATAAGTGTATGCAGGGGTAATCACACTAAATGATCCACCTGAAGAAAGGTGTAAATCTAAAGCTAATTTCATAGCAGTCAAAATAGCTTGCTTATACACATAGCCACCATTACTTTGTGCTGGACATATCATTAACATACTAATAGTTAAAGGTTCTTGAATAATCGCATTGGAAGCTACTTGTAAACTTGCAAATGGGTATTCTGCCACTTGCCACTGTTGTAAAGTTCCACCGGGTAATGGTTTCCAGTGTGCAAATAAAGATTGATTCTCAATCCCCGGTACATCAAACAATTCTGTGATGGCAACAATAGGTAAAGTCTGCCCCGGTAAAAATTGTGCAATTCCACCTTGCAACAAAATAGGAGATTGCTCATAAGCTAATGAAAATATTGTTTGCGTTAAAGAAGTCAATTTGCACCCCTTGGGTTTTGTATAGCATTAGCAGAAGTATTAATATCAGCACCAGCATTATTATTGATTTGAACTTGAACTTTATTCTGAGGGGATAATTTGTTTTCCAATTTTGTTAATGGATTAACATAATTAAAATGCACTGGATCTTTAGCACCAATACCTTGAAATCCTTCTTGAGCCATGAATGAATTAATATTAAAACCTTTTGGTATTTGATTAATGCCAATATCCACAGCATTTTCGTGAAACCATTGTTGATTTGGATAGTCTGCTGGATTTGTAGGCATATAAATTCCTTTTTCTCCAGCTAACCATCTATCATATAAATTCTGTTGTTCTTTTCGACTTCTTTTTAAGCTAGTTATAGGTAAATTTTGTCCAGTTTGTGCTTTATAATCTTGTTTAGCTTTTTCTAGTGCTTGATTAAAATTACTTACTGAACTGCTAGATGGTGATGCTTTATCACTTAAACCATATTGTTTTCTTAACCATCTATCTATAGCATCATCAATACCACCAAAAAATCCCTGCTCTGCTTTAGAAGATGGAGTATCTAATTCAGGATTTCTTGAACTACCCAATAAATTTTTTAATCTTGTTAAAAAACTTTCTAGTTGATCAACAATTGCACCCAATTTTGTTGAGAATTCTTCAATCTTTAATCTTAAAAATTTTATGGTATTCCAAAATTCATCAACATCTTTTTTAAATTCACCACCTGTTAAATAAATAGCAAATTTTTTAATGCCTTGAATTAAACTATCTAACCATTCTTGTAATTCAGGATGACTTAAAAAAGTTTCAATGGCATCAGCTACAGCATCAGATAATTTACCTAAAGATTCAGGTAATTTTTCTAATACATTAATAAGTGTAACTTGTAATTTTTGACTGGTTTTATTAAGATTTACCCAAAAATCTTGCCATGCTTTGTCAATTTTATCAAAAGTAGCAAATTGATCATTTCCTTCTTTTAAATTTTGAATAAATTTTTTAAATTCTTCTTCTTCTAAATTTCCTAATCTTCTTAAAGTTTCATAGTCTATAACTTTACTAACACCTGTGGCATCTAAAATACTTTTTTCACCGCCAAATTGTTTAAATAATTGTCTACCTTTTGTTAAAGTATCAGGTAAAAGTTCTGCCGCATTTTTTCCCTGTGTTTGACCTAAACCAAATGGATTTAATAAATATCTTTTAGTAATGTCACTTTGTATATCAGCCAAATTACCAAGAGTTTGTAAAGGATTAATATACCTTCCACCATATACTTCTGCTGATCTTAATTGACCAGTAGTAATCCCTAAACCTTGAGCAGTTCTTCTTTGACCACTGATTGAAGAAGCTAAAGCTCCTAAACCAAATCCACCACCTATAGCACCTAAAGTTATAAATTTAGCGAAAGAAATAGCTGTATTTGCCATATTCCTTGCAATATTAGCGGTAATGCCAGCCATATTCTTTAATGCTTGTTCACCATCTTTGATAGATTTATTAAAATCGTCTTGTTTTTTCTTGGCATCCTGTAGGCTTTTACCTACTCCTTGAATACTTTTAATGCCACTTGAGTTTGCTTTGCTCCAATCTGAAGGCATTTGAGCAAGAGCTTTTTTAATTTTTTCAAATTCTTTAGCAAAGGCTTGAAACTTATCATCTAATACATCAATTTCAATGACTGATTTTGTTGCCATTATTTTTCTCTAAAATAGTGATTTGTTATTAATTGCTTTAATAAGATGTCTTTGCCTAAATTCTTCTACATCTGACCACTTATTACCAATTTCTTCCATAAAATCTTTAAAGCCAATACTACTAATATAATCTAAGATACTAGCAATGATTCCTTCGCCTTCTTGCCAGTAGATTCTTTTTTGATCAATATCGGTAAACCATTCTGATATTCCATAATGTCCGAGGATGTAAGTTCCCAACCTCTTAGTGACCCAGCCATCTCCAAGAAAGAATTTTTCAGATCCTTGGGTGCTACCTTGGAGATTGCTGTAAAAAAAACGAGTGAACTTAATATTTCTGCTTCTTCATCTTCGTCTATAACTTCTCTTTTAATTGCTGTATCAAGTGTTATAGTTTCCCAGCCATTGTCACCAGTAACCATAATGTTTGTTAAACGAATAATTTCATTCACTAAACCTGCTTTAACCCCACCTGCACCTTCCCAATTACCAGCTTGATTTGCTATTGCTTTCAAAGCTGGATAAGCGAGTTGAGGTGCAGATAAGGCTAAATGTTCAGCTTTATTATTTGCATCAAAACATTGACTAAATACTTTTCCTAATTCAAGATAAAACTGTTCAAATATCGCCCTGCTGATAGAAGAAGAATGTACATATATTATTCCTTTTTCAACAGTTTGAATTTGCATCACTAAATTCAACTTACGATCAATTTTCACTTTTTTTCCTTATTAAGATATTGCAAACAATGATGAGTTAATAGAGTAGACACCACGCAATCTAACAATTAATCCAGCTTGCGTACCATCAAAAGCCACTTCTTGAATACTTGATAAAACACAGTTATTCAATTGAAATGGTGATAATGCTACAGAATCAGGATAAATCGTTACAGATCCTAATGTAGTATTAGTTTCAATTTGAGTTTTATAAGCATTACCAAGAGCTTGTGTTCTCAATAAATGCATGGTGACATTTCCATAAATATAAGGTTCAGGACTGGTTACTGCTCCAGTTAAAGTACCTATTAATAGAGATGTATCACCATCAAATCCTAAACTAATAGCTTCTCTTGATAAATAAGAAGAAGTTACATTGAGGTTTGCAAAATTTGCGTAAACTACACTTGCTAGTAGTCGATTTAATGTACCTTGTACAATTTGTGGATTTGCCATTATTTATTCTCCTTAAACTGGAATGTTAGATGCAGTTAAGTAAATAGTAATGGAGCTGAATCCTCTTAATGGTACAAAAGTACAACTTAAACCTTTATAAGTACCAGTTGCATAGTCTGATGGATTTTGAGCTACATAAGTAGCAAAAGATACAGCATTGACTGTTGCAGGTGAGAGAATTAATCCAAACGAAATACCATTATTAACTGTTGCTTGGGCTACTTTTTGCAATGTATTAATACCAGCTTGGTTGTAGTACAAAGGATTAGTTGGAGTATTTGATCCATTAATAATTGCACCAGCTAATGAAATCGCTACATTAATTGATAACCAATCAGTAGAATACCAGTAATTAAATGGATTATCATCCATGAAATTACCACCTTCAATTAATGTATTACTGATTTGACCTTGAGCACCTGTAAATACAAAATTAGCTCCAGCCGCCAACACTTGTGTTTGTTGCGTTAAAGTTAAAGTTAAATAAGGTGTAACTGAATAAATATAAGTATATTCAAGAGGTGAAGCTAAATTAGTTGCACTTGGATTGTAATCTAATGTTGCCCAAAAGAAAGCACTTGTACTAAATTCAGTTACAGGAGCATTAGGACTTGGTAAAACTGCAAATACTGATTTAATTCCAGTATACAAGTTATAGTTTGCTAATGTAGTTGTGACATAGAAATACTGTTGTGCAGTTGTTCCTACATACAATCTATACATACTAATCGCATTGGAATTTCCATCCCAGCTTTTAGGCACTAAATAACTATAGAATTGTGGAGTTGCTGAAGTTGCTGGCTGTCCAACATTTGCTGTAATGTAGGTTTGTAATGCTGATACACCGTTATTTACAGTGTTAGCTCCTAGTTCAAGAACATAAACCCCTAAATTAACACTTTGAGCAAAGAATGTATTTGCCATTGCTTGTAATTCAACTGCTGAATACAACTGGAAAGTTCCAAGAGTTGATTCAGCACCGGGGTTTGTCGATAGTGCATAAGTAACAGTATTTGTTCCTGTTGCTGTTCCTGCAAATGTTCCATCGTATCCAGCAGGACTTGTTCCAGCAATTACAATTTGTACTGTTGCACCACTTGGTATTCCATGAGGTGTTGAAGTAGTTACTGTTACTGTACCTGTTGCCCAAGTAATAGCAGTAATGTTAATCGCTGGGTTAATAATTGATGTAAGACTACTCACGCTAGTTAATAGTTGAGTTGTACCTGTAGCTAAAGTAGTACCCCCTTGGCTAACAAACGCACCTGTCCTTTGAAGGGTACTAGGAGCACTTGCTACCTGCTGGGTTACTACTACATTGACAATATTTGGCATGATGCCCCCTTATTTAAACGATTAGATAAAGCTAATTGAAACAACCATGCTTGTACCGGGTTCAAACACGATGCCATTTTTACAAGGGAAATCAAAAGTATAAGTTCCAACTGTAATAGGAACAACAGCTACTAAATTGGTAGCACCTGCTCCAGCGATACTTGCTGAATCGTAAATTGCTCCTGTTGTTGATCCTGCTGTCGTAACATTAACTCGTACAATACGACCACCTACTGATTTAACTAAAGTATTTGCTGATACATTTAAGAATGAATTTATACCACTACCTGTCATTGCAGTGTTATTTACAACTGCTGGTTGATTTGATCCAATTGCCATGATAACTCCTTATTTAAAATATTAAACACAAAAAAAACTACGCTGGTACAGTACCTCTAGTAAAAGTAATAAATGCTTCCTGTATTAATTTTAATGCTACATCATTTACTGTATTTTGATAATAACTAACTTCAAAAATAATTGACTTTTTCTGAGCAATAATACCAAATTCAGGTTGAGTAACTCTTTCATCATAAATGATGGGCATATTCATCATACCAATGTTATCAGTATTCAAACTGTATTGATAGATGTAATTTACAAAATTTAAGGCTTCTTGATTTCTAATTCCAAATATACTGATTTTTACTGTATCTTTAGATAATTGTTGAATACTAGATTGAGTTGCAACTTCATTTTCTCCTGCAACAGCATAACCAGCTACAGCGTATCCAGCTACAGCAGTTTTACTTTGATTTGCTATTGGAGCAATATTACTAACAATAGGAAATTGTCCTAAAGCAATAGTAGATTGAATATCTACAGAAGCATAAGGTGGAGAAATATTTTGCCCTACCAAATAAGCAGGATACATTTGAAAGAATTGATTCAAAGATAACCATATAGGTAAACTATTAGAAACAATCACACTTGTAGAATCAAAATCTGTCATCGAATTGATTAACTGAGTATTCATAATTGAATACAAAGAATCACCACGATAATGATATAAATCTGCTTGTTTATAATAGTTATCTCTACGACTGAAAGCAAAAGTTAAATCTTCATACTGTGCTACATATAACAAATTAGGATTTAATAAATTAAAATCTTGTATAAGTTGTGGAGAGGTAAAAATAGTATGGTTATAAGCTGTTGTACGATCTTCCAACTGATGCATTTCAGTATTAAAATGAAATGATCCATTAACTGTAATTTTCCTTGATGGAAGGGTGCTTCCTTTATTGTTAAATTCAGCAAAGCCATAAGTTAAAGCATTGTAGATTGCTGTATCATTTAAAAGAGTTGCATTTACCCAAAAAACATAGCCATCCAAAGGCAAAACTAACTTCACATACAAAGTAAAAGTAACCTGTTCATTTCCTGACAGGGTTTGCATACCCTGAGTTAAACCAGCACCTAATTGTGGTTTAGCCCCTGAAGTTTCATTGACTGTGGTCATTATTCAACCCATGCTTTTAACGAATGTTCAAATAAACCTGAATACATAAATGATGGCCTACGGGCGCCGTAATATTCTTTAAATTTTTGACCTTTTTTCGGTTTTTTAATATTTCGACCATTTACAGTCCTAAGCGTTTTTCCTTGTAACGCAGCCTGTGTAGGTATGCCATACTCTCCATATCTACTCGCTACTTCTTCTACTTGCTGTTGTGTAATAAATTCATGCAATTTATCCGTAATATTTTCGCCACTTTTAGCGAAAACTTTTCCTACATCAACAGTATCGCCTTTTATTAACGTAGCTATACCATCCGCCGCATCTTCAGCTAAAGCATTTGCTATAAAATCTTTTCTGTAATTAGAAAACATAGAAAAAATACCATAAGTTTCTTCTAGCTTTTTACCTACAGTATAAGTAGTTTCGCCTTCCTCTACTTCAGGGACTTCATTTACACCTAATTTAAGTTTCATTAAGTTAGCCCCCACAATGTACCAAGCGATTGCATGTAAGCTATAGCTTGACGGCCATAAGGGTTTTTTATGGCCTCTAAACTAATTAAATCAAGATTTTGTAAGCCCTTACCGACAGATAGAGATTCGCTAGTAGTAACGTCGCTCGCAGCATTAACAACACCTGCCACAAAATTATTCATGCCATAAGCTTTTCTTGCGTCAGCAAAAAATGTTTGGCCAGCATAGTCTTGTTGAAATTGCAATAAAAGACTTCCCCCGTAGTTATATACAGTTATTGTGTATATATCCGGTAAAGTATTAGAGAAATCTAAAGGTACTAAATCTAGCGCTACTTGAAACGCGTATGTGTAGCCGGGATCTGTAGGACTTATGACTACAGAATTTAATCCCATTACAGCTTGTGACCAAGCTACAAAACCTGCTAAAGTTGGCGGAGAAGTAATGGGATCACTCATAATCAAATTGTACCTAAGTTAAATTAAAAAATCATGCTTTTCTTGGCCTACCTCTACCTTTTGGAGCAATACCTTCCTTGACTACTTCAATGGTTTGTTCAAACTTAGGTTCATTATCAGCGTAATTCTTTTTTTCTTCAATAATTTCTATTTCTAAAGGCGCTTTTTGTTTTAAACCCATTTGTTGAGCAGTTTCAGATATTTTTTGATCTGACGCTACTGCGGTAATTTTTCTAGCTTCAGTTGCTCTATCAATCATGGTTTGATCTCTAACATCAATACCATTTTCAATAGCTTCCACATTAATAGGTTTATCAATTCGATAAGCCATTCCTGAAAAATTACCTTTAATTTTATCTACAGGTACTAAACCATAAACTTCATGTTGTTTAATAATCTGATCGATTTCGTCTTTTGATCCGTGAATCTTAACCTGTGATCCAGCCCTTATTCTTTCCATAAAAGGTCTTGGATTTTCAAACAACATATAAGTAAATTGATGATCTTGTTTCGTACAATTAGCTACATAAAGTTCCATAATATTTCCCCAGTTGGGTGGGTGACAGATGATGCGGCACTTCTTTTGAAAGTACCCTGCCACCCATTGTTACAAACTTGGCATCACACAAGTTTTAATACTATAGCATTAACTACCTGAAGTTGGTGTAACAGTTGAATCAGTTGGTGTTGTAGTAGGCTCTAATGTTTCTGAAACTTCTTTAACAACATCAGCTTTTGTTTCTGCTACTTCTTTTTCAACATCAGCTTTTTGACTACTCATAAAATCACGAACTTCTTCCATAAATTTCTCAAGTTCTCTAAGAATATTCTCAATCATCATATTTTTATCCTTTAAAAAAAAAAAAACCCCACAATCAAGTGGGGCTAATTCACTTCTTACATAAAATTAATAAGCCGCAGATAACAAATACATTGCTTCAGGTCTTAAACCCCAACCTGATGTAGATCTCATTGTGTATAAAGTTGTGATACCGCCATCAGGAATCGGAGTAGGGATTTCTGTAGGGGCAGACACATCAGTAAGCATCAATGAAGTCGCAGTTTGATTTGGAGTTAAAGTTGCAAAAATGTTAGTGTTAATTTGTGCGTTAGCTTTAGGAATCTTAAGTTCAGGAGCAATTAAAAGAATTGCATCTGTACCGCCAGCGCCCTGACCAATGAGAGTATCATCGGCTGCAAAACTAACATCATCGCCACCTGCCCATGAAGCAACAGTTTCAACTAAACCAGCCGCTGTTTCAACACCAGCGCCAATTCTTTGGAACTGAGTTAATGAAACAACACCTGAGTAGCTGATTTGGCTAATAAAGCGTTGTGGAGCTAAGAATACTAAACGCAATGGCTGACCAATTTGCAATGTATTAGTCTTTAAAGTACCAATCATATTTAGCATATATTGAGCCAATTGTCCTGAATCCCACTTGGAATAGCCTGTATTACCATTAGTATCAGCACCTAAAGTAGATGTTGTGATACCAGCAGTATTGAGCAAGCCTTCACCATTTGAAGGATTGTATCCAAATAACAATGCATTACGCAATTGTTGAGCAATACCTTGACGAGCCGCTAATCGCATAGCCTGTGGTAATGCATAACCCCAAACACCAGTAGCCGCTTCATCAAAGTTATCATACTGTGCTCTAGTTTGAACACGATATGTAGCAGTGCTGATCATAGAAGGAATGACTGAAGCACTTGGCAATTGGTTAAATTGAGATTGGTTAGCTTGAACCTGAGTTGTTACTTGTAGCTTTTTAGCATACACATACAAATCAGCTTCACCCAATCTTGGCATTGGATTTTCTGTAGCAAGGGTTGTAAACGCACCTGACGCTAAACTGTACTGCATAATCAGTTCAGGCATCATATAGTGTGGGTTAGCTGTTACAAATGAGGGAGCAAAGCCTGACATAGTAAAGTTCCTTTATTAAATTAGGCAAAGAGCCACATATTGATTGTAAATCCAGTTGGCTGTATTTGTTCCTGAACTATAGGAAACAGT